TCTTACCTAATCCAACTAATTGCATCAGTTGATACTGCAATTGTGGATGTTTACGTAATTTGTTAAAGTGTACATTAACTACTTCATTAGTCCATTCTAAATAATGTTCAGTAAACATCTTGTCTCCACAACTACTAGTATAACGCATAAGTAGCCATAAGCCAAGTTTGTTTTTCTCTTCATCAGTTAAACTATCATACCAAGTTCTATCTTTAGTATCAATAGATCTCATCTCTTCTTTGATGTTTAGTTTATTTGACAATTATTACTTCCCCTTCAGTTTCTATCCAAACTTTTGCACCACACGGTAATGGTTTATCTGGACTATAAACAACTTTACTATCACCTTTAATATGTACTTCATGTGCATAGTCATTGCTCTTAGATGTTTTACATGTTAACACAGGCTCTCTATCACCAGACTTAGCGTTACGTTTAATTATATGCTGATTAACGTGTATTCTAGTTTTCATTGTACTACCAAAGCTCGCTAATGTCAAGTACCTCAGGTAACTTGTTTGATTCTTTTACAAATAATACACAAGGTGCATTTGGTCCATCATGTAGTGGTACATTTAGTAAATGGCCGAATTTAAGTTTAGGTGCATACCATTTAACATCAGTATAAATGTTAGTAATGCTTACATCCAAGTACTTAGGTGTAAAACCAGTTACTGGATTAAATGCAAATACACTAAAACCTCTATCATTTAAACTCATTAAACTTAATACTTCTGGATCTCCTACTGTAGGATCGCAAATTACAACACTCCAATCTAATGGCATAGTAATTTGATATTCACCAATTTTTAATACTGCCGCTGGTGCATAAAAACTTTCCAAGAACACTAATGGGATGAAGTAGTAATCAATAAAACCTGGATTACTGTAATCTAAAATACTGTATCTTAAATCATCTATAGTATCTGGTATGTCATCTAGTTCATACGTTTCGTTTTCAACTGTTAATATTTTCATTATTTTTCCTTATTGCCAATCAACTTTTTCAATGCTGAATGGATAGTTTGCTTCTTTATAAAACTTCTTACGCTCTGTTAAGTGTTTTTTGCTAAATTTTGCTGTACTGGTGATGTCCCATATTTGAACATTATCTTTATCTTCTGCTTTACGTATTCCACGACCAATACTTTGAATGACTCTAACAAAACTCTTTCCAGGTTCTATTAGTACCAGATTAAAAATACGTGGAATGTTAATTCCTACTGCCGCAACTCCATAAGTTGCTACTACAATTTGATTAGTTCCTTCATTAATATTATCATACTGATCTTTACGATCTGTAGTTTTCATTTCTCCACTAACAAAGTTAGCTTGTGGAAGATTATCACAAATTAATCCACCTGCTTTAATCCTATCTACTAATACAAGTGTATTGCCTGATGCTGATACTTTTTCAATTAATCCACTTACATATTGCATACGATCTTTATCTGTAGTAAGATAAGTTAATTCGCTTTGATAATTATTATACTCTGCAAATTCTTTCATTTGCACAACGTTAACATGACATTGACTAAGCACATCCATGCCTTGTAGTTCGCTTGCACTAAGTTTATTAGTTACATCACCTAAGCATGCTTGCAAACTAACTTTCTCATGATCTGCTTTAGGTATAGTACCTGTTAATCCCCAACGTAGTGGAATGTTTGCAAATTCTTTAGTAAGTAATTCTTTTAACACATCTGCTTTTGCTTGGTGTACCTCATCTACTATTACACATACAACGTCTTCAGCAAAGTCTGCTAAACTTAGGTCTGATTCACCTTCTCTAAATCTTTTCTTAATACTATTCAAACTTTGCCATGTACAAATAGTATGAGTTTTTCCTAATTCTTTTTTATCGCCAAAGTAAACACCAACGTCTAATCCTAGATTGTTATAATCATCAAATGTTTGACGTACTAAATCTTTGTTTGGTACAATAACAATTGATCTTCCATATGTTTCCACACGTTCGCTAAGTGCCGCGGTTATTAATGTTTTACCTGCACCTGTTGCAATTTCTTGTAAACAATGTGGAGTCTCTAAAAACTTATTAACAATCTCAATCTGATAATCACGCAATGTTACTGGCTCACCTGCAACCGGATGTTTTTCTGGCCATAATTTATGTTGAAATGTAGTTTTATCAACTGTTGGAAAATTAAAATCAAACTTATTTCTTAAGTCATCAATATCAATTTCATATCCATTATCCATAATAGTAGGAAGTACTCTATCAAGTAAATTAATATAAGTAACACCACCTACTGTAAAGTAACTTTGACATCCATCCCATCTACCTAATTTATATGCTGGCACATGGTATGCATATGGTAAAAAGAACTTTAATTCTTTCTCACATTTACGGCGGGTATTAACATCAAGACCTTCTATCTTGCAGTTAACTTCATCTTTTAAAACAATTTTACATTTCATACTAGTATAATACATTAACTTAGACAAAAAGTCAAGTTAAAGCCTTTATAATGTTAAATATTTTAAGAGTAAAAATAGACATATCATAGTTACTATAATAGAAACTATCAATGATAACCAGAATCCTTGATGCATAATCAAATACGCAAACACAGGAAAGAATATTAAACTTACTAAAACAAAATAAACAGTTTCTTTTGCTAACTGTGAAAATACCTCAGGCTGAATTCCGCTATAATGCATAAAGAATATGCTTACAATACTGCTTAGTGGTATTCCTAATATAAGAGCACCAATAGTCGGGTTGCCTCGTTCTGCGGCAGTTACAACACCTGCTATTACTAGTCCACCTATAACTGCTTTAAGTAAGAATTCCATAATATTATTTATGTCATAAAAAAAGCCCCGAAGGGCTTTTTCTAAAATTTATTTTTATGCTCTTCGCATACATGTAACTTCTGCAGTACGTTTCCACTTATCAGCACCAAAGCTCTTTTTAAGATCTGCAAGTTTAGTTACCATTCTCAAACTAACTTCTCGCATTTTTTCTTTGTTAGAACACATGAAGTCCATTAAGTCATCTTGCTCTTCTGTTGTAAACTGATATTCATTAAGCATACCATCTGCAACAATCTGCTTACAACGTAGAACTTTTTCTCGCATTGTATCCATTGTAAGATCTAAGTAATGACATCTTGACATAATAGCCGCTAAGTGATCAGCAATTTTACCACGCACATTATCAAACTTAAGGTTAGTAATAAAGATAACACTACCTTGGAATTCAAAAGTATCTGGAATACCTTCACGTCTTAGTAATGCACTATCTGTATTCCAACTTAGTTTACGTTTCTTACATGAATCAAGTGCCGCTTTAAGCAAGTTAAGACTTGTCTCATCATACAATACTGTATCACAATCGTCTAACACAAGAACACTATTTTTGTCTGCGTTATTGTAAAGTACTTTGTACAAACCAATTGCACTAGAAGCACCTTTAATAACTTCATAACGTAATTTGTTACCTGCAATAGCATCAAACAAATTATTCTTTTCTAGAACTTGTTCAACACCAAAACTTTTACCAACACCTGGAGGGCCTGTTACAACCATACCACGTACAACACCATCGATAGATGCTTGTGTCATATCGTCTAAGATGCTAAAACGCTCTCGCATACGTTCTATGATCATCTCATCTGTTTCTTTTGGATTGTCCTTTGCCTTACTTGGTAGGACCTCAATAATAGTCTCGCCTTTAGTGTTTTTACGAGCTTGTTTTAGTTGCATATTAGCCATTTATAACTCCTGTTTTTTATTAACTATACTTACAGTATACAGTAAGACTTCTTGCTTGTCAACCTATATACGTCAACTTTTTTAATTTTTTTTTGGTTTGTTTATTCATAGAATTGGGCCCAATATAAAAAGGGCCCAATAATGTATATTTTGTGCTAACTACGCCGCTACTCTTTTTTTAGCGATTGTGTACTCTACTGCTGGTCTGCCTTGCATGCCAGATTCGATCGCTGTAGCTTTGATGTTAAAGCCTTCAGCTCTTAATTCTGAAAGTCTTGCACCTGGAGATGCGATGTCTAATTTATCTCTTAGAACATCCATAGTAAACGTTTTACCAGTTCCCCAAAATTTAGCTAGGATTTGTTGATTCTGTGTTCCTTCTTTAAAGAACTTAGTTCCTACTGCTTTTGCTTTTCTCATAATATAACTCCTTTTTTTATTATTGTTATTAGTTATTATTAAGTATAATATATATGAGTTTTGCTATTTGTCAACCTTTAAAAAACCCTTATATTTCAAGGATTTTAACCCGGTTAACCATAGTTTCTTTAGCATTTGTGTACTTTGATAGCTCATGTTTGTTAACAGTAGCCCTAATTTTAATGTTTCTACCGTTTATAATGCTACTAATATCTGGCTGATCTCTCCACCAAAACTTAATTAAGTCTTTTTTAGCATATACAGTAGTAATCATGTAAATATTGCTAGTTTGTATGAATTTAACATCCATTACTTCTACTGATAAATCGTAACGTTTACCTCTATCTCCAAAGTACTGGCTACTATGCTTTAGCGAAGATAACTTATCTTCAACTTCTTCACGTTTTTTGTCAATATTTACACTATGTGGTAAACTAGCTATAATACTAACAGTAAATTTGTTAACATTTGCTTCAGATAGAGATTTAACAACGTTAGCCTCAAAACTATTAAGGTTGTTAGTCATTTTCTTAATCATAAGTTTACCATTAATAACAGTAATCAAATCATTAGCTTTTGTAATTTGTTCTTCTGTAAAATTCATTTTAGGATTTTCAATAATATCAACAATACATGATTTATTATCTTCAATTATGACTGGATTTTCAGGATCTGAGTGATCTGTATATCCTTGTCCACTTTTAATAAAACCCTGTGTTTCATGAACTTGTATAGCCGCGGCCATAACATCCACAACTGTAATACTTGGCCAAGGTGTTCTATTCTTAGACATAATTGTTACTCCATTTAATTAATATACTTACAGTATACGGCAAGAAGTCTTACTTGTCAACCTTTTAAAGTGAAATGTCTTCTAATCCTGCCGCTCTAAGTTTTACTACATTATTAATCTGAAACTGTTTAGCTTCTAATGCTTTAATCACGCCAATATACCTATTTCTAACCAAACTAAAGTCATTAATCAGATATTGTAAATCTACTACATTTTGTTCACCGTCAACATACTTGTCTGCATCACGTGAACTAAGTGCTTTATTGTAGTTTTCTAAAAACTTACGAAATGTTTGGGATCGTAATTTACGCATCTCAGTATTTAAAAACTCTAGTATAGCTTCAACTTCTTGTAATTGGTTAAATCTATGTTCTACAATTCCTGGCATATCTCTACTTTGCTTTTCGAGGTTACCTTTCATACTGCATTCGAATCTTGCTTGATCAATTTCTTTTTCAAAGTGAGAGATAGCTGAAACTAT